CCCAATACCTCCACATATTCATAGATAATCACGAATTACGTGGCACAGATATAAGGGGGCAGGACACGACTGCATGATTCCGCGCTTAAGGAATTTTTCTTCGTGCCAGACGCTACTTTCGAGAGGAAAGATTGCTCCACCAGATGTGGAACCTTTCATAACTTCGCCAGTTCGGAGATCAACCAGCCCTTCGAATGTTATCTTCTTCTTCAGTCGGGATGTTTTCGACAACAGGTTCAAATACAGGAACCTCCTCCCCATATCATCTTCAAGCAAAAGGGCACCATCTGAGATGCGGTTCTTGTAAACGGAAAGAGGCCTTGGAAGACCTGGGCGTGATAACCGTGCAAGTTCGTCCCTCATCTCGTTTTCCGTAAGCAAATCATGCGAGGACGCGAGTGTTGATAAGGCCTTGTTCCAATCAGACTCCTCTACTTTCAGACGTGATGCAGTTGGGTACCCTGTGTAGGGATCATCTCTCATCAATTGACGGTACGAATCTGTCTGGGCGAGGACGTCTGCTTGAATTGCTTGCTTCGGGCCAGAACCCAGTGGGAGGGGAAGGGCTAGCTCTTGGAGCTTGGTGCGGATGATCTTCATTTCCGCCCCGAGCTTTTTCCCCTTCAACATTCCGTCTCGAATTTCCTTCTTGAGGGCATCTGTTTCGCGTTTGCGATGCTCCTCGGAACCCTCTTGAGCGGCTTTAATTCTGCCGAAGAGTTTTGGCAGCCCAATGGTCGCGCGGATATCCCCTTCGACCGATCTGAGCAGCTTGTCATAGCCTAGGTGAGCGCTTCTCATGACGTCCAACATGAGCGCTCTCTTCCTACGAGACGGATTATGAAGCTTGAACTTGACCGTCAGGAATACATCCATACCGGTAATCCTTTGCCCTCAACAAACTTAATCAGAGGTTCCCACTTGTCTCATGCCCACAACTCGACATCTAACTGTACCACACCTGTGAAGTGACCACCGATCCCCTCGCCGCCGACTTCAGGAACTTCCTGTTCCTAATCTGGCAGCACCTCAACCTTCCCGAACCAACCAATGCCCAATACGAAATCGCCAGCTTCATGCAGCACGGGTACCCTGATGGATATGACCCGAAGATAGGTCGGGCAGATATCGTCCGAGCTTTTCGTGGTGTCGGTAAGTCCTACATCGCCGCCGCCTACAGTCTCTGGTGTCTCTACCGAGATCCGAAGAATGAGAAGATACTGGTAGTTTCCGCAAGCAGTGTGAAGGCCAAAGAGTTCGTCTCGCAGGCGAAGGGCATATTGATGACCTTCGATCTCCTTCGGTTCCTGAGACCACAAGAAGATCAACGCAACAGCTTTGACCGGTTTGATGTCCGACAAGCATCGCTCAGCCAATCTCCAAGTCTCAAGGCTGCGGGTATCACAGGCCAGATCACGGGATCACGCGCTACGCGGATCATTGCGGATGACATCGAGATCGAAGGCAACGCTCGCACGGAAGCAGCTAGAGAAACTCTGATGCGCGCCGTGAGCGAGTTCGAGGCAATCAAGGTTCCCGCCCACTATGAGCAGGGCGAGCTTGTTAGACCCGCCGCCGACGTATTGTTTCTCGGGACACCACAGACCGAAGAGTCGATCTACAATCGGCTCGTGCGGGAGCGTAAGTATTCTTCATTTTGTGTCCCAGCCCGATATCCGAAGATCGACAAGTTGGATGTCTACAAGATCCAACGTGACGACGCGCTGACTGTTGATGTACTGGCTCCGTTTATCAAGGAGAGCATCGAGAAAGACCCAAGTCTCATAAACAAACCGGTCGATCCCACAAGGTTTGGAGAGGACGACCTGATCTCGCGTGAGGCCAAGGGCAAGGCGTTCTTTGGTCTCCAGTACATGCTGGACACCTCGCTGTCGGATGCTGACAGATACCCGTTGAAGCAGAACGATCTCATTGTTCTATCTGTTAATTCCCATAAGGCTCCGGTGACAATTCAGTGGGGGATGGATACGGATAAACGGAATGTCCGACATGACATTCCTAACGTGGGATTCACCGGAGACTTTTGTCTTGGACCTTTGTTTATCGATAAGGACTACCGGGACTACACGGGTTCCATCTGTTTCGTCGATCCGTCCGGTAGAGGAGCAGATGAGACTGCGTGGTCAATTGTGAAAACCCTTAACGGAGTTCTTTATGTTTGCAAGATCGGTGGTCACTCCGGTTCCGTGAACGACAGCTACTTGAAGATCGCCCGTGATGCCAAGCACTACGGGGTCAACCTGATTCAGATCGAGCCTAACTTCGCGCCGGGTGTTTGGATCAACGGGTTCCAACCGATTCTAACGAGAGTTTGGCCGAAGGGTTGCACCGTCGAAGAGGCGGCGTGGGCGAAGGGCCGTAAGGAACAAAGGATAATCGATACCCTTGAGCCAGTGATGAACACCCATCGTCTGGTAGTCGATGAGTCCGTCGCTCGCGACCAGACGTTTGTTTACCAGCTCACGCATATCACCCGAGACCGCTCATCGCTGAGACACGACGATAGGGTCGATTCACTGGCTGGAGCGGTCAGTTATTTCCAGAGAGTCCTAGAGATGGACATGGAAGATTCCGCCAAGGCGATCCATGAGATGGAGCTGGAGGAGATGCTGGAGGATTTCTTAGAGACTGCCCGAAGTGGACCTCTGGCTATCAGGCAGAAGTCGAGGAACAAGGGAACGGAAGTTTATCAGTGGAGGACTTGAGGAGAACCAATGATGCCCAAACGATACGGCTACAAAACGACCACCGCAGTAAAACCGAAGACCAAGAAACGGCGGAAATCCAAGGGTTCCAAAGGGGTCAAAAAGAGGTGACTCTGAGAGGCCCAGGGAGCGTCGTGGAGTCCGATCTTTCAGTCTGGACTCCTGGTATCCGGAGAGGCGAGAAGGGGCCTCCTGACTCACCTGAGGACGTGTTCTGTGGGTTACCGAGTGATGTGGAGACGTAAGGAACTTAATGACCGCTGGAGGCTGGGTGGGTAACATTAAGTATGAGCCAGAATGAGGAAGACAAAGCTGCTGCCAACAAGTTTCACGCGGATACAGCTAGGGCTAACGAGTTGTTTGTCGAAGCGGCGAAACTGATGATGAAAAGCCAAGACCCTGAGTCAAAAGGTCGTGAGCGCTATCGTTGGCTTGAAGAAGGCTTCCATTGCCTCACCAAGATTATCGAGAACTATTCGTCTACCGATTTGGCAGTCAAGTTGATCAGTGGCCAGAGCGTCGGGGGTATTTCACTGGAATCCTATGGTGAGGAAATATCCTATTGGGAGAAGCATGGGGGCTCCAAGCCAGCTTCAGGCGAAAGTATTCTTGATGAGGCGGCAGGCGCACTCTCCGAGGCGGGCGCTGATCAGCGCGACGCCGAGGCGGCAAAGCGGTATCGTGAGGCTGCCGAGCAGGGTCATGTAGAGGCCCAGTTCAACCTCGGCCACATGTACTTCATGGGCAAGGGCGTTCCCGAGAACGACGCCGAAGCGTTCAAGTGGTGGCGCGAGGCCGCCGAGCAGGGTCATGCAGATGCCCAGTACGAACTCGGCCACATGTACTATAACGGCTGGAGCGTTCCCGAGAACGACGCCGAAGCATTCGCGTGGTGGCGCAAGGCCGCCGGGCAGGGTCATGAACGCGCCAAGGAACGACTAGAAAAACTCGAAGCTAAATAACCCCAGAAATTCGTGAAGGCCTTAAGTATGAGACGTATCGTTGCCACACTCGCCGTCATCGCGCTGTTGTTCAGTGCGGGTTCCGCGTGGGCGGATTTCGATGACGATACTGCTAGTGCTAACGAGTTGTTCGTCGAGGCAGTAAAACTTGTGAAATCCGTTGAGAACGCTGAGGGCCCCATCGAGAAGGCAGAAGTTCTGGAAGAAGCTCTCAGCAAACTCAACGAGATTGTCGATGACTATCCGTCTAGCGATTTGGCGGTCAAGCTGATCAGCGGACAAGATACGGGGAGTATCTCTCTGGAAGCCGTCGGTAAGGCGCTTGAGAGATCAAGGGAGGAAACGGAGAGAG